GCCCAAAAGGCCGAGCTGGGTTTACAGATCATCGTGTCATAGCGATGTAATGTTTTCTTGGCGGCTCAATTCTCCCTAGTCCCGGCTCGCCGAAAGGCGTCTACCGGGGAGAGGACTAAATAACTCTCCTGGACCTTGAGCTATAGCAGTACCTTCTGCTCGCAACCGTAATGTATGGTAGCGGCTTCTGGTGGATGAATTCCTCCTACGACCTACTTTTACGAGTCCGAAAAGGCTGGTGAAGAGTTTAGAATACTCGACGAACCAGACCCTCTAGGATAGTTCTAGTAAGGCAAAGGAAACCCTATCGCTGATCATGAATTACATCGGTTACGCATTGACAGGGTGAAAACCCCGGCCCGAAAGGGCGGCGGTCAACGCGGCGTGTCCCTAAACGAGAATTAAACTCGCAAGGGCATTATACTTGAGTTGACAAACCTTAAGAACTATTCTTAACAATGATCAAATATACCTTCAACAATGTAAGTAACTTCGTCCTGAATACTCTTGATCTGCTGCTGCATAATCTTTATGCGACGCACAGATCTCTAATACAGAAAACTCGAAGATCCGAAAAAGGAACTTCTTGGGTTAGAACCCGAGAGTTTAAGAGATACTCAACGCTAGTTGCATGGATCACAAAGACCACGCATATGCGTCCGTACTATGTTCTATTATTGGAGCGTGTAGAGAAATTAATTTCAGCTTCCGCTTCTACGTGGGCTTTCGCCTACATGAAAGAGGTTCTGAGACTAACCACTCGAGCTTTAGCTGGGACTCCAGAAATGGTCTCGGATAGCCCTGTAAGGGTTAAACGGGATCACTATGGTCTCCCTACGATCATCCCGATCCGGTTACGTGATATTTTGCGAGGTTTTATAGATAACAATTATTTTTACCATGCACAAACTGTGCGTCGTATTATGATTGCGACTCTAACTGTTATATCTATCTTCCGTACTTTCTCAACGAAAGTGGAAGCTAAATTAGATACAATAGTAACTCCTTTCGAAGGAAAAGAGAAAACCTTACCTCAAAAAGAGGTAGCATCCGCCGTGAAAACGCTAACTGGAGGTAAATTATCAATAGGAAGTTTTACTCCTGTTGTATCCCAGAAAGCGGGGCCAAACGCTCCCTTTAGTACTTGGGCTGCGGGAATAGACGCACTTGCGTTTATCCTCTACCCTAACCAGTTATGGACTTTAGTTCGATGGATGTATATCCAAAGATCCTATAAGTATATAGCTTGGTTACTATTTCTCATTATACTCTTTGGTCCAATATATCTATTGATATATAGCCTCGGAGGATGTAAGAAACTTGTACTAGGAAAGTTGTCTGTAGTATATAATCAAGCAGGAAAGGCTAGAGTTGTTGCTTCTACCAATTGGTGGATGCAATCAGCTTTAAAACCTCTGCACGATAATATATTTAAGCTTTTAGGAAAACTATCTACTGATGGTACACTAGACCAAGAGGCTGCATTTAGTAAATTTCTTACTAGAGCGGATTCTTTTGGTGGTCCAAATTTCGGAAATAAACTATCCGGATTTGACCTTAGTGCTGCCACAGATCGATTACCTATTGACCTTCAAGTCCAAATTCTTAACGAATTAGGGATTGACGGATCAATGTGGAAAGAGTTACTGGATATTGAATGGTTATACCATCCTGATAGATTCACGGACGAATATATTCGTTACGCGGTCGGTCAGCCGATGGGAGCTTATAGTTCATGGGCCATGCTTGCTATCACACATCATGTAATAGTGAGAGTAGCGGCTGCACGTGCTAACGTTAAACCGAACTTTGTTAATTACGCTGTGTTAGGTGATGATATTGTTATTAATAATGATAAAGTTGCCGACTCATACCTAGTTATCATGGAAGGCTTGGGGTTGAAGATTTCAACCGGGAAATCCATAATTTCTTACAGATTCACCGAATTTGCTAAGACTTTAAAGGGTCCTGGATTGGATATCACTCCTCTAGGTCCAGGTTTAATTGTTGGTTCCGTCAGATCGCACTA